CCGAACAATAGAGAACTCAAGCCCTCAACAGCTAGTCTGATATCTCTAAATACTGTCCTTTCACTAACATGAAATTTTTCTGATATTTCTTCATAGCTTACTTTGTTCTTTGACATATATACCATTTCTATAATACTATATCGCCTTATTGCATTTTCATCATTATCTCTTTCAGCATTATACCTATAAAATTGAAGTGCTCTTTTTATATGTTTTACTATGATATATGTCCTGTCATGAGTCCTTTTTATTGAATTAATATATAAACTTTCATCATCTATGCCTTCAATCTCGCCAAGTAGGTCCCAAGGATCTATCTCCTCAATTTGTTTTGAAGTATATACCGCATTTTTACAATGTGCTTGAAAATTATTATAATTTCTTAAAAGTAATTTAGTATTTCTTAATCTTCTATCTCTTTTTCTATATGCATTCTCTTGCTGTTGTTTTTCATACTCATAAATTACTTGTTTAACCACTTCTGAAAGTTGATCTTTATTAAGGTTAATTTGCTTTTGAACCATACTTCTATCCCTCCTTTTATTTTTACAGAAGTTCCATCAATAATCAATTCCGAATTAAAAACATATAAAAATACCGTAGTATTTTTTGAATAATACGGTATTGAAAAAACATTCATTTTTTACTAGCATAAATCGTGGGTTATAGAATCCAATATGCTATTTTTTTATATTAAAACTTGGAAATCAATTCTGAAATTTTAGTTAGTATGTGCGGCATATTATTTGCGATGCAGCCAGATGTTACACCTACAAGTAAATTTGATAATTGATTTTTTAGCCCTGTAATTTTTTTATTCTTAATACTTTCATTAATATTATTAATATGCTTTTGAGAGTCTTTATTCCCTATAATAGAAATTTTTTCACTAATTTCTGATAGTATTACGCTAATTTCTTTAAAGAGAATGTCGTTATCACTAAGTGTTTCATTGTGAAATGTTACATTATCACCAAAAACTTGATTTCCTATTGTACCACTATTTTCAATTTTATATTTACTTTCCATGTAAATATCCCCTCCATCACTATTAAAATTGTAGTTTATAATTGTTTCATTTCTTGTATTTTTTATCAATATCATTATTGTATTAGTTTTCTCAACAAGTTCTTGCCTAAGTCTCTCAACTTCAAAAGTCATATCATTGCTATCAAGTTTTCCTTCCACAAACCCCTCAATCTTTGCTAGTTCTATATCATTCTGCGATAATATTCTCGCTTTCTCAATGTTATCTTTTGCTTGAGAATAGTCCTTCAATGATATATATGTTAACGAAATCAACTTGTACATCGATACTATTAATTCAGGCATGAAACAGTCACCATCAATAGTACCTTCCATGAAAAATCTTTCTTTGATATATTCAAAATCACCATAATAATCGATAAATGCATTAGCATTTTCAATTACTTTATCATAATTATTAAACTCAGAATAAATAGTGGCTAAAGAACAATAATTTGTAAAATACATAAAATCATAACTTTTATTCCAATCATCTTCATTTCGCCATTCTTTAAAAAAATATGTATTTAATGACTTCTCATGATAATATATTGATTGGCTATACTCTTTTAAGCTATTATAAACCTCGCCCAATCTACGATAAATCTGAGGTGTTATATTTCCGTAATCAAGGCTTTTTATATATGCATTTTTAGCTTCAGTAATTCTTTTCAAGCTTGTCAAAGCATCACCTATTTTCTCGTATAAATCCACTTTATCTTTATTGCTAATGTTATTTTTATTAATATTATTGTAAAGATCTAGTGACTCTTGTGCTTTGCCCGCATAATAGTATTGAACTGCTAAATTAAATATTTCATTATCTGTATTCACTCCAAGTCTTTTATATAACTCAATTACCTTGAGATGATATGATTCTCTTTCATTATCAAATATAAATTTATTTTTATATTCATAAAATAAAACCATACCCATATTAATTTTGACTTCATACCCTACATCCCTGAACAAATAATCACATTTCAAGCACTTATCAATTGATTTATTACTTATCTGATACCTATCACAACATAACCTACATATCTTTGCATTCATAGCTTTACAATCATACACCGCTATATTATCACATATTTTACACTTTAAACCTATGGGTATTCTAAATCTAACCATTACTCATCTCAACTTTCCCATTAACAATTTCAAGCATCTTGATAAAAAAATTGTAACATATTTTTTTATATTACTATATACCTATTTTGTATAATAAAGTAAATCTTTTATTTCTAATACCGTATTATTAATTTTTCAAAGATCGATTGTTAGTGTATAAAATTCTTATAATTAATTAACCATTCTAATTTTCTATATCAAACTTTTACACTTATTTCTTATACTTTTCTATCCTTGCCTTTAGTGCATTCATAAGGCTATCTTGTGTACTACTCTTACCATCAAGTGCTAACATAACATCTTCATCAACGCTTCCTTCTACAGTCAAGTGATGGATTATAACTTTCTCCGTTTGCCCTTGCCTGTGTAATCTCTTATTTGCTTGTTGATATAGTTCTAAGCTCCAGTTAAGCCCGAACCACATTACCTGGTTACCTCCATTTTGAAGGTTAAGTCCATATGCAGCACTTGCTGGATGGGCAAGAAGTATATCAATCTTTCGATTATTCCAATCATCTTCATCCTGTGGACCTTTAAGCTCTCTTACTCTTAACTTTGCTCCTGCCAATGCTTTTTTAATTCTGGCTAAATCATGTTGAAAATTATAGAATACAAGCACTGGTTGTCCATTAAGACTCTCGATCATTTCCATGAAAGCTTCTAGCTTGCAGTTATGGATTTCTACGATTTCTCTATTTTCATCATAAACAGCCCCATTACAAAGCTGTAAAAGTTTATTAGTAAGTACTGCAGCTGTACCGGCATCGATAATATTTTCATCAACCTCTAGAAGCATTTCCTTTTCTAACTTCTCATAAGCAGCCTTTGCTTTACTATCAAGAACAACTGTATTAGTAACAAGAATACAATCTGGAAGTTCCAAATAGTCCTCAGCTTTCATACTTACACATATATCACTTATGAGATTTTTAATAATATCATCAGCTCCTGGCTTCGGTGCATAGCTAAAAACATGATCTCTATCTCTCTGGTCTGGTTCAAAGTACTTCTCCCTGAATTGTGTTATGCGTTTTTCTAGTCTTGCTCCACCATCTAAAAGAAATACCTGTGCCCATAAATCAAGTAATCCATTAGGTGCTGGTGTTCCTGTCAGCCCTACAAATCTTGTTATATGATTTCTCACCCATGAAAGGCTTTTAAATCTTTTAGAAGCATGATTCTTGAAACTACTGAATTCATCAACCACAACCATATCAAACGGCCAAGTGTTCCGGTAGTATTCAACAAGCCAGGATACATTTTCTCGATTGATGACATAAATATCTGCAGGTGTATTTAATGCTTTTATTCTTTTACTTAAAGGTCCGAGAACTGCAGTTACTCTTAACATCTTCAGATGATCCCACTTTGCTGCTTCTTTTGCCCAAGTAGCTTCAGCTACTTTCTTTGGTGCTATTACTAGAATTTTACTTACTGCAAATCTGTTATATTTTAAGTCATTTACTGCAGTAAGAGTTATTACTGTTTTACCAAGTCCCATATCTAGGAATAGCCCAAGTGCTGGATCTACTAAAAGTCGGTTGATGCAGTAAGCTTGATAAGCATGAGGTATATATTTCATACTTACTTCACATCCTTGTATGTCTTTATTAATTCATCAACCTTCTCTTTAGAATCTATAACGAATACCTGAAACCCTAAGTCCTCAATTCGCTTTTGCTGCAGTAATTGTATTGCCGTTGACTTCCTTCCTTGTGCTTTCAATTCTACAAAAATGTTTTTTCCTCCTGGAAGTAAAACTAATCTATCAGGTACTCCGGAATTACCAGGAGAAACAAATTTATAAGCTCTACCACCTATTTCTTTTACTTTATCCCTAAGGTATGCTTCAATAACATTTTCCCTCATTCAAATTCATCCTTTCGAAAAACTTTGTAATCTTTTGCACTCTAATTCCTATATATATTTATATACAGGCGCATTAGGTATATTAGGTGTATGTGCGTATACCTATATTCTTTAATTTTTATTTATATAGTAAAGAATGATAACAAAGATAACAAAGTCTTATAATGTAAGTTTCTATCAATGTTTAAGCAGTTATCATTTCCGTTATCAATAGTAATAAATTTGATAACTTTGCTAACAAGTGAATGATAACGGATTTAGGAATGATAACAAAGGTTTGATAACATCTTTATTAGGCTCTAATGAATCCTCTTTGATGCCCATATGCTGACCCAAAACGGTACATAGTACTAAGCCTTTTCCATCCAGGTATACATGCAAGAATTCCATTTATCTCTAAAGCATCTATTCTTCTCATGAACTTTACATCACCACCAAAACACTCACACCACACCTCAGCAGCACATATCCTATCACGTTCCTTAGTTTCACAGTTATCTCGTCCAAACTCCCCGGACCAATATAGTCTCCTATCATTCAATGCACGTTTATCCCAGTCTAATGGAACCGGTCTACTTACAAACTCACGAATAATACCTTCCTTAGCATTACTCTCCTGGTGTGCTTCCTGCTCCATCTTGGATTCTGCTTCTGCTTCTCCTGTAAGAAATAGCTTTTCACCTAATTGCCAATAAAGATAAGCTTCTGCCCAAATTTGATCAACTTCTTCTGGAAGCGTATTCCATACATTTTTTGTAGCAGGCTGAACTCCTACATCTACTGGCCAAAACCTTCTATTACCGGTTCTATCTTTAAGAAATTCAGCATCATTAGTTGTTCCAAAGAATACCCCACGCCTTGGATAATTCCCTGTTCTTCTTCCAAAGGGTTCCCTGTAAATATCCTCAACTCTACTTAAAAATTGTTTTACAGCATTTGTTTCAGATCTACTAAGTCCATTAAGTTCCCCTACTTCATTTATCCATATTCCTTGGATCATCTCTGAAGCTTCTTTCCCTTCAAAAGTTTGTAAGCTATCAGAGTACCATCTTCTACCCAAAAGCCTTAAAAAAGTACTTTTACCTAGTCCCTGTGGTCCTGCAAATATAGGCATATAATCGTATTTGCATCCAGGAGTCATTGCTCTAGCTACCGCTGCAACTAACGATTTCCTAATAACTGCAGTTGTGTAGGCAGAATGCTTAGCACCTAAATAATCAACAAGTAAGGTATCTAGACGTTTGACTCCATCCCACTCTAATCCTGCTAAATAGGTTTTTACATCATTGAATGAGTGCTTTTTACCATAAAGAGATATGGCATTTAATATTTTTTTATCACCGGTTATATTATAAGTTCTCTCTAAATACCACTGCATACCTGCATCGTCATTATCACCCCATGTACGTCTTTTATTCTGGTCATCCCATGGTAATGCACCTAATGTTACTCCTCTATTAGCAAACTCATCAAAAGCTATTTTCCCTTTTAATAATGGGTCATTCTCTAAAATAATTAGTATGTTGTCAGTGGTTTTAGCTGGAACACCTGTTGTAGGACTTACCTGCAGTTTACTTATCCAGTTTGCAATATCCTGTGGAGCTTCAGCAAAATCCTGTACTGCCTTTTCATATCTCTCCTGGTTTATTACTGCAGCAACATAGGTGTCTTTAACTGCTAGCTCGCACATGGCTATATATGAAGGCAATTTGTTTACAGGAGTATCTGCTTTTGCATCGTCATCTAATTCACTGAAATTATGAAGTCTCACAAGGTCAAAAGCGTTACAGAGCTTTCCTCCTGCTGGATCTGTCGCATGATGAGAGTAAAGGAAGTTCCCATTATCATAAATAACAGCTCCTCCAGTAGTAGATCCTCCAGTAAAGGTATATCTTCCTGAGCCATCATCACAGGAAATATACTCACCCGGTAGAAAAGTTTCAATAGCTCTATACACATCATATATTTTGCAAAAGGCTCCAACTACTCCAATCTTCTCTAAAGGATTCCCTTGCTTTGCTGCAAGCTTTACGTGAGTTTGTTGTACTCCTGGAACTTCTGGCCACTCTAAAACATTTCTCCAATCTGAATATAGTGAAAGCATACCATCTACTGAAAGAAAGGGTTTATCTCCATAAAGGTATACATATGTGCTATCAACGCAACAGCTTGGCCAGTACATAAGCCTTGAAGCTTCAAAAGTTGTTGGATCACAAAGGTTAATATCTATAATCTGAGCTAGTTTTCTAGCAATTGGTTCATACTCATCAGCTGTAGCAGTTCTATCTAAAAGCACCAATACACGTAAACGAGGTTTAGTTTCCTCGTGTTTTCTCGTTGAGTAAACTACATAAGCACAACCAAGAGCTTCAATTCGGCATAACACGTCCTGTGTGCCTCCTGGTTGTATGTTATCAAGGTCCAAGGTTATAACGTCTCTTGTTAAAACATTACTTGCCTTTCTCCTGTTACCCTCTAATTGGCCTGCTACAAAGCCACCTACATCTTTTAAATCGTCTTGTTTGCTTTTAGGAAGCTTCTGGTATTCTGCTAGTGTTTCTGTTCCTCTAAAAGGTGTACGAAGCTTCTCCACAAACTCTGACCAGTAAATGGTTTGTGCCGGCCACTGCGTAGCCTTACGACTACCAGCTGCAGATATTATAATTTGTCTATCATTTGTAAGCATGGAGCATCACTCCTTTTTATAAAATACAGTTTCATATCCATCTGCTCTAAGTAAAAGTCCTGGAGCCCATGAAATAGGGTATCCCATTATTTCAGTAACTGTTTTAAGATCTGCTAATTCTTCTAATACATCAAGTATTACTTCATCATGAACGTGCATAACTGTTTGATAACCTGCAACTTCAAGTCTTTTCAGACTCTCTGCTAAGCAATCTCTCGCTATAGCCTGCACAATGTTTTCGACTAATTTACCACCATACGTAGGTACTATTTCCCACTTTTTTGTTTCTTGATTCAGTCCCTTGTAGTAGACTGCTTGACGACCTCGCTCATTATTTTCTAGAAATGGTTGAGCATAAAATAGTTTTCTTTTACTCGGTAAAGATATAGTTAAAAAATCCTGTTGGTTATTATAATCTGTTTCTCTCGCAATTAATAATCCTTTAACTCCTACTGCATATCCAGTCCTCATTACTTCAAGGGCAGCATTTTCAATACTGTACCATAGATCAACTATTCTCTTATTTGAAGCTCTCCACCGCTTAACTATCTCAGGAAGTTCATCTTCTGCTAATCCCATCTTAAGAGCTCCCATAGCTACAAGTGCTCCAGCTGCTCCTTGGTATCCAAGGGCAAGTTCAGCCACTTTTCCCTTTTGCCTAAGCTCATATTCTGGATTACCTTTTGATATTTTCTCAATTGGTACACCAAACATCTGAGAAGCTGAAGCTTCATATATCTTTCCATGAGTTGCAAATACGTCAAGTCTCCATTGTTCACCAGCTAACCAGGCTATTACTCTCGCTTCAATTGCAGAAAAGTCTGCAACGAGGAATATATGTCCGTCAGACGGTATAAATGCGGTTCTTATAAGCTGTGAAAGAGTATCCGGAACATTCCCATAAACCACTTTTAATACATCAACCTTTTTCTCCATAACACACTTTCTAGCATGAGAAAGTGTTTCAAGGTAATTCTTAGGAAGATTTTGCACCTGGACTAATCGCCCTGCCCATCGTCCAGTTCTATTGGCACCATAAAACTGTAAAAGTCCCCTAACTCTTTCATCAGAGCAAACAGCTTTACGCATGGCGGTGTATTTTTTTACACTAGTCTTTGATAGCTCCTGCCGGATTTCAAGCATACATCTAGCTTCATCACTATCAGTTGTTTTTATCAAATCTTTTACTGTACCTTTCTGCAGATCCGTTATCTCTTCTCCAATCTCCTCCTCTAACCATGCTGTTAGCTGCTTAACACTTTTAGGATTATCTAAGCCTGATAACTTTATTGCCTCCTCCATGAGTTCACTGGTTATTTGTTCACTGCAAATTAATGCTCCTTCAATTAATTTCTGATCAACTTTAACTCCGAAAGCATTTATTCTCTGATCAAGCTCCCAGAGCTTTTGTTCAGAGTCCGGTACCATAAAGGAAGATAACCTTTTTTCAATTTCCATTTCAGTAACTACATCTTGCTTGCAATAACCTTTAAATAGATTCCACTTTTCCGGTTCATGGTGTGGAAGTGTTCTCGTTCTCTGTCCATTCTTTGCCGTAGGCTTACAAGGTATACAGAAAGTTTTTATTAGTGCATATCCTATGCCCATTTTCCTTTTATCCTCTGGAAGTCCTAAGGCTACTGCTGTAGCAGCAAGACCGGCAGTGTAACCACAATATAGCCCATGTAGCATTGTGCAACGCCACTGCTCTAAAGGTGAGTAATAAAACTTATTAAGTGAGTACCACTCGAAAGATGCATTATATGCGTGTTTAACTATTAAAGGATCCTGCAAAGCTTCTATTACTTCCTTAGGCATTTTTTCTCTCTTTGCTAAATCAATTATTTTTACTTCATCATTATCAAAAGAATAAGCAAACAATAGTATTTGGAAGTCAGGGGACTGCACATACTTGTACAGTCCGCTCTTCTTAAGATCTACACTTGAATAAGTTTCTATATCTATTGATAAGTGCTTCATAGCCCCATAATACCGCCATTAATTGGTGCACCTGTTATAGGATCTATTTTTACTGGTTGTTGTGGATACATTGGCTGCTGTGGTGCTGGTGCAGTGTATGCTGGTTGTTGTGGTGTATATCCTGGCGTTTGAGGATATACAGGCTGTTGCGGTGCATAGGCTGGTGTCTGAGGATTGTACATAGGTTGTTGCTGATATCCTGGAACGTGAACTGGTCCTGGATTATATCCACCTGCACCACCACCAAAGTCATCAGCTGCATTGGTTCGTCCTCCTAAAGGTTCTCCATCTTCTAGTTTTTGAACATTACCAAGTCCACAACCTACACCCTTCTTTCCTGAATTGAAGTAAGAAAAGAATCTGATTGATACTCTTGCATACATACCGCTATAAATCTCAGTAGCGTTTATTATGTCATTCATATTAATATCTACTATCTGTGGTCTTTGCTCTGAAGATGCTGTCACTACCCAGTGACCTTTACATTCAGGGGAGAAATACTCACCTGTTGGACGTACTCCATCACCGTCATAAATTGGGATAGCTGGTTGAGCTGGACGCGCCCCATTCCACTTTGAGGTAATACCTTCTTGAATAGCTGCATTAATAGCAGCATCAATTCTCTGTTTAGTTGCTATATCCGATTTTGGTATTAATAAAGTGGTACTGTATTTTAATTTATCTCCTTGTTTTTGAGCTCTAGGAGTTACAAGATTTGCATAACTAAGTCTTACCTTTCCTGTTACTACTCTTTTAATATCATCCATTTAAATTCCCTCCATTATCGTTAAAATCTTCTGCTGCTGATATTCTCTTTATTGCTTCTCTTTTATCACTTTCTAAAGCAAGCGTTGGTTTTCCCGGTGGTATATTAATATAAGGCAACAGAAGCTCTTTGAATTTTGCTTTTCCAACTAGTTCCTCAGTCTCAGTAAGAGTCAATGGTTTTCGTGACCACAACATAGTTTCATCGATACCGTTAAGCTTAAGAACATTAAAAGCTTCATCTTGATTGATAAATTGTCTTGTAGCTCTACCCTCAACGGCTTTCCATCCTGGTATAACTTTACCTTGAAGGCATTCACTTAAAGCATATTCTTCTAACTTCTTAACCCATTTAGCAAGATTTTGAGCTCTTTCAAGTATCTGTCCTACTTCTTCATTTGAAATAAGCGGAGGCTGCATATTATTGAATTGCTCGAGAGCCATATTAGAATCTTTTTGTTTTCTACATTTACCTGCTGCTTTACAAAAACCACAATGCTCTCCATCAACATATTCACCTTCACCATTAAAAGCTTTCAGAGCTATTGGCTTAATACTTTCACCCCATTCTAAAAGTTCCACTAAAGGTATGCATTCCTCTGATATACTGCCTAATCTAGATTGTATTATTGTCATTTTTATAGTGTCTATAGGATATAGGAAAGCATATTCTATGTATGCACCTAAAGCATACAACTTCATTTGTGGATTATCCTTAGCTGATACAGGAACACCTTTACCATATTTAAAGTCAATGATATGAAGTATATTACCTCCTATAATAATGCAGTCACAGGTACCAAAGCCTTCTGGTGCATAAGTACTATAGTCAATTCTTTTCTCTGCAGCAACATATGGTGGAGATGAAAACCCATGTAACACACCAGCTATATAATCTAGGTATGTGTCCGTATGTTTTAACATCTCATCCTGCCATAATGGATTCTCTTTAAACTTTTTAATCTTAGCGTTAAAAGTTCTTGCCCCCATCGGCTCAATACAATATTTTCTTAGCTTTAACTCTGCAACTTCATGTGCTAGACTTCCTTCCTCAGCGTATTCACTTTCTTTCTCTGGTAGTGGCTCTTCTAACCTTGCTGACGGTGTACAATGTAGCCATCGATGGGAAGCACTTGCTGACAATAAAGCGTGTTTTGCCATTTAAATCTTTGCCCCCAATGCTCTAAGCTGAGTTGCAAATGGACCATACTGCTCCTTAGGTAGTGCAGTTAACGCTTGTACTCCAAAGGATCCAAGAAGTGATATGAGTTCAGTTCTACGCCCTGCATCTACTAATTGAGTAGCTGCTACCGCAAGCTGTTCCATTGAATAAGTTTGAGCAGCTGTTGGAACATTTGGAATCGGTACTTGGTTCTGTAATGGTTGTTGAGGTTGCACAGGTGCTGTTGGTTGAATATAGGTTGGTGTTACCTGAACAGGCTGCTGTGGTATACCCATTTGCTGAGCTGCAGGATCCTGTGCTGGGTAATTTATTGGTTGTTGCATAGCCTCATTAAGCTGTGGTGCTACTACCGCCTTTGTACCAGTAATTGCATTTGTAAGAACTGAGATTGCTGCAAGTAATTCAGGTGCAGCTGAGATAGTTAATGTGATATTTAACATTTAAAATTCCTCCTTTAAATTTGCTTTTATCTAATACCACCTAAGGTTAGTATTTTTTCTCTTCTTTTCTTAGGTAGTTTTATTAGCTCTTCATAATCCATTACAATGAAACCTGTTTCCCATACAGCTGTAAACCAAGCTTTCACTTGTATGTTAGGTATAACTGGGTTAAATCTTGATTTAGTATCTATGTGCTCACTGATCCAAGCTCTCTTCTTAGCTTCAATAATTTCCTTCTTAGCCTGTTCAATTTCAAGTTCAAATTTTTTCATCAGCATCACCATCCTTTAATGCTTTCTCAATAATTTCTAAAGAATCGTCTATATAATCATCAAACTCAGTAGGACCATCTATACTTCTTAAGTTTGAGCGCACTTCCTGAAGAGCTGCTTTATATTTCTCTATTAACTTATCTTGCACTACCATTTTCACTTCCTTTCTGTTATAATAAATTTGTGTTATTTTTGGCTGCTTTTGCAGCTCTTTTTTTTATTCTTGAGTATAATACTCACCCCATACCTCAAGGGCTTCTAAAGATTCTTCATTCTTTTCATTACTAAGGAAATCATCACAAGGAATTATCTGTACCCCTTCAGGACTAAATTTGTAGTCTCCATACTTGCCTACCATATGAACCGGTATTAATCTATTTATCTGTGGTCTAGCTGGATCTGATAAAGGTATATTGGATTTTGTAGGTTCAGTCTCTTCTACTGGAGTCACTTTGCTTTCTTTTCCTAAGTTTTTAAATTCCTCTTTTTCAATTGCAGGTACCCTCTTGCCATTATTTATTAGTGCAGTACCTACTTTCATAAACTCCTTTCTCCATTTAACATAGTAGGTATATGCAGTAGACTCAGTAACTTTAAACTTTTCTATAACATTAGCTATAGCCTTTTCTTTTGACATACCGCTATTTGCAGTGAAATACTTATTTAATACTTCTTGTTTTGTCACTCTATCCATTCCTTTCTTTTTTCTAAATTTTCTCTACCTGAACATACTTACCGTCTGTTACTATAGTATTAATGCCGTTGTCATGCATATATTCAGCTGCTTCTATGGATATAATTGCAGCCTTATCATGTCTACCAGTCATGAGTAATTTAACAAAATTCTTACAATGCTTATAATCATTGCAGCAGTTAGTTTCATAGCATACGCGCCTTACCTCTTTAAACTCAAATTCCTTTCGCAAAGAATTGCTGTTTATGTATTTTTCAGTACTACAATTGATGTACAGCTTATGGCCATTTGTTTTACTTAGAAAATATGGGCATTTCACCTTTGGCAGTTTTCTCACTCCTTTCTTTTACCATGTATTAGGTGTATTGTAATTAAAGGGTTTAGGCTTGTACTCCTTAATAGGAATATCATTTTCCTGTAAAAATTTTTTGAGTTTACTGGGAGAGCAATTTAATCTCAATGCAGTGCTAACCAAAGTTCCGTATTTATCATACATAGCCATTACTCTCTTTTTATCTAGTTTCATTTTTGATCTAGCCATCTATTAAGCTCCTTTCTCATAACCTTGTTTACCTCAGGATCTAACTTCTGACTTAATTCTAAAATATCCGGATCTAGCAAATTCTCAGTAGTTACTTTCTCATTAAGTTCTGATTGTAGGGCTTTAAGCATTCATATCACCTCCCTTCAGGAGTCATTAATTCAACTATTTTTTCAATAGTGGCTCTACCGATAATAACAGTTTCGCAATTAATTTCCTCTAGTACTGGTGAATAGTCAGCTTGCATAATGACTATGGTTGATTCAAAGCTAGTTTTACAAATAAAAGTAGCACTGATACGCATACTTTCTTTTGCATGAAATTCTTCCTGGATAACCTCATAACCATAACTTTTGACTTTCCTTAAAAGTAAGTCTCTCACATCTTCCTTGGTTACATTTTTAATATTTTCAATCTTCATGCCTAAATCTCCTTAACATAATTTAATTAGTTCTCACCAATGCATTCCCTTAGCTTCCAGTTCTATACAACATTTAATCAATGCTTGTACATTTTAGCTTTATTAAATATTAAGTTTTCCAATTTCTACACCTTACTAATTATTAAGTGTTCATCTAAGTCCCCACGGAAGGTTAACAGTGGGGAAGTATTTGTACTTTTATATTTTTAAGTCTAACTTTCTAAAGTCTTAACATAATTGAGCAGTGCATTTTCTGTTATTACATAAGCTCTTCCTGCTTTCTTAGCTTTTAATTGACCACTTTGAATAAGTTCATAAACTGTATTTCTTCCTACTCTTAGGTAATTACAAACATCTTCTACACTTAACAGTTTTGGTAATCTTGTAAATAATTCCTCATTGGATTTAGATTCGTTAAGACCATTTTGTATATTTGTCACATTTATCACACTCCTATGTTTTTTCATAGTATGTGAATTGACCTTAATATTTATTATTTTCACCTACATATTCATAGAAAAGCTTTGGAGATATATAATAAGTCCACTTAGAACTCATTTTGATAGCTGTTCCAATTGGAAGTATTCCTCTTTGAAGTCCTACCCTTACAAACTGTTGACACTTCCCCATTATTTCTGCAGCTTCTTTCACTGAAATATTTTCCATTATTCTCCCTCCTAAAACTAACATTGTTGCATTTCGCGTAACTCATGGTTAAAAAAAATATCTATGGGGTTTTTTATTTGGAGAATTGTTACTATTTTCTGAATCTGCTCTTGAGTAAATTTCTCAGGAGAGTTATTAAGCCTGGCTGATAGAGTTTTAGTCGAAACTCCTATTTCTTTTGCTAATTTGCCTACTGTATATCCATGTAATGTCATTTGGGCCCTTATCATTTTTGTATTCACCAAGTTCATCACCTCTTTCATTTTTGTAACGTTTCTCGTAACTAAATAGTATCATATGCTTTTTTTTATGTCAACACGTTTTAAGTAACTTTTTTCTTGTTTTATGCTTTTTTTGTTGCGTAGCAAGTAAAATATGTTATAATATAAGTAATTTATTTAGGGGGAATTATTATGGAAATGAATGAAAAAATTAAGACAAGACGTGAAGAGCTCGGTTTGACACTACAAGAAATAGGTGATTATTTAGGTGTTTCAAAGGCTACTGTTCAAAGATATGAAAGCGGGGAAATAAAAAATTTAAAATTAGAATCTATAGAAAAACTAGCTGAAATATTAAAAATTTCTCCTGCATTTCTAATGGGATGGGAGGAAAAAAAGGAAACTAGTACAGCTATAGATACCATAGCAGCTCACTTTGAAGGTAAAAATATAACCCCAAAGAAAATGAGACTTATAGAACAATATATAGACGCATTATTTGAAGATGATGAGGACTAATTGTTACTAGTGATTTGAGGGGTGTTGGAGTTGACATATGAGGATTTATTAATTAACTATGAGGGTATTGTTAAAGTAAAAGAAGATGATTTTAGTAAAAAGGATTTTTTAAAGAACTATAAAGGTTTGTATAAAAACGGTAAAATCGCAATAGACAAAAGATTAGCTACAGACAGAGAAAAAAAGTGTGTACTTGTTGAAGAACTAGGACACCACTTTACTAGTAGTGGTAATATATTAAATCCAGAAGATATTAATAATATCAAGCAGGAAAAACGAGCTCGTAATTGGGGATATGAGAAAATAGTAG